AATATGGGATCAATACGACATATTCCTCTATCAGATTTACACCAAAGAAGAATGTCTTTATATCTTCCTCGTCTATTTTTATAAACAGAAATTTTTATATCAGGCATTTCAATACCCATAGAATTAACAATATTTTTTAATGCTTCTCTATCATCTTGACTGACTTGAAGCATAATCATACCACAGTCAATTTTATCTGCAATAGCTTTCGCTCCACGAAGTAGATTTTGGTCATATTGTTGAGCTGATACATAATCTGCATTTAGCTGAGTTGCAGACATAACGAATACACCATATTGATTACATAAGTCTTTAATTCTTACACTAATCATAAAAAGAATATTATCTTCTCGTAATCCTTTTACTCCAGCTTTTGAACTAATTTCACTAAGAATTTTCATACTTGAATGAATATAATCCATAAAGACATATCTTACATCATATTGACGAATACCAAATTTAATTGTATTTTCAATATCTTGAAGTGAAAAATCTGGCAATTTTTTGATATATAAAGGACTTTTTGAAAGAATTGCGGCGGCCTCGCTTACTCGTTCCCACTCGTCTCCGATATATGTATTCTCAAGGATATGATCTTCATTTACTCCAGATAGAAAAGCAATCATCATAGTTTGAATTTCATCTTCTTCCTGCTCTGTAGTAATAAATTGAGTTGGTTCACGAGTTCCATTATCTTCCCATTGTTTTGTTTCAAGATTATAAATTTTATTACAGGCAATAGAACAAGCATCCGCAATCATAGAACGCGTTTTTCCGACGCCAGTAGCCGCAGACCGCAAATAAAACTTTTTTAATCTTGCTCCTCGGTGGACTGCATTAACTAATCTTCCATAAAGTGGATAACCAATTTCTGGATTTGTTTTTAACCTTTCTAGAAGTGCTAATGCGCCATCTCCCGCTTGAATTACCCCATCTTCTGAGTTATCTACATATTTAGCTTTAATTTCATCAATTTTATCATTAATAACATTAGCAATTTCATTAATTGGAGTATTATCAAACCAAGTCTCTTGGGCTTCTTTCTTTTTTACATCTAAAATATTATCAGGATCATATAACCAAGATAAATTCATTCCAACATTTTTATTATACATCCGTAAAAGGGTCATTTTCTTCATACGATTATAATAATAATCAAAAGCCGCAAGTTGACACATTTGTTTAACATTCTCTAAATATTCAGAACCTTTATTCATTTTATAAATTGCATATTTTTTTGGACGTTGTTCTAAATATTTTTCTATATCTTCAATTGAAATTTGTTTTGCTCCTAATTGATGGAGATTATATATTGAACCAAATAAAATTCTATGAAATTCTTGAGGAAAATCTTGTTCATTGAATTTATATTTATCTTCTAAATCTAATAAAGATGGATTTATAAAAACGTCTCCTATTACCTGCATATTTGCAGATATATCTACATACTTTGAACTCATTCATCCTCCTCTTCTAGCCACAAATGCGGCGGGCGCACATACACTCGTGGAGATTCTATTTTTATAATTCTTTCTTTTGGTAATATAAAATTTGAAACATCTTTCTCTTTATTTATTAATTGAGCTTGATAAAGTGCATAATAATAATTTAACGCTTGTTTATATATATAGGGAATAATACCAATACTTCCATTACTTTTATCAAGTGAGTGACCTTCTTTTTCATAATACCATTTAAGAGTTTTTAACATTCCACTATATGTATATTGATTTTCTTTTACATATCTTTCAGCTAATTTTTTAGTTAATAGATAATTATAATCTTCTCCAAATAATTGTCGAGTATAATCATAAAATGCTGCAATATCTTTTTCTTCTTGCGACATATTTGCAAGATGTTCTTCCCAACATTTTAAATGAGCATATCTACGTGCGGAGACTTGTTTTGTTGGTTCAATATCTCGATCAAATTGCTCGCCGCAATATAAACATTTTACTTTATGAGCCATAAAAATCTCCTTAAAAAAATTTTCTTATTTATATTATAACATAAAAAAAAAGACTTGTCAAAAGAACGGAACTTTGACAAGTCTTTTCATATATAATTATTCTGAAGCAGGCTCTTTAGAAAGTAAGAGGAGATCATCATAAATTAAAGATAAAGCTTCAACTTGTTCTCTTGAACACTGACTCATCTTTTGACCTCTGCCTAAATAACGATCAGTAATTTGAACGATTCGAGGTTGATAAAACTCCTTAAACACTTCTTCAGAATTATTATCAATCATTCCCTTAATTAAGTCATTACAATTCTTCATAAGTTCATCAAAATTAAGGTCTTTAGTTGTATCTTCATAAAGATTATTTTTCTTATCTGTGAAAAATTCTTTTCCATCTTCTTGCGCCTGTTTATCAATAGCATCACTTATGGCGGAAACAAGATTATCATAAGAAAAATCAATATAATTTGGTGTATATTTAAATCTAGAACCAGCTTCATATCTTGGAGTACCACGCATAAAAAGTTTTGTCAAATTATTACCATCTTTATCAGTAACAATTCTTGAATATCCAATAATATCTGCCATTCGTGCAACAATATTATTAGCTCGCTTATCTAAGGTTGGAACAATTTTATTATATTCATTTCCAGCTTCATCTTTAAAAACTTTATCAGTTGCGTGTGAGATAAGAATTAGACCATAATCCATCATAACAATAGATCTAAGACATTCATCAAATTCTTTTGATACAAGACCATATCCTTTTCCAAAAGGAATATCACTAATACTATCTACACCATAACCGCCATCAGGTCTTAAAGCGTTATCGCAAATATACTTTGTACAATAATCATACGCAATATCACAAGTATCAATAGTGATAGTATAAAACATATCTTTAGCTTTTGGGTCTTTTAACTGACGAAGAACTTTTCTAAATTCTGCCCAGTTATTGATAGGCTGTGCCATAACACCTGGAATTGCATTATAACCTTTTTCAAAAGCTAAAAGAAGATTCTTTTCAAATTTAGATGCGGTTGTAGTTTTGCCACTTTTTGGCTAACCGTAAAAGAAGATTGAATATCCTCTTAAATTACGGCTAACTTGATGCGGCTAGATGTTAAAAATATTAATATCTGCCATTATTTATTACCTCTCATTAAAATACAAATCCACCTTCAGGTACAGTCTGAGCAGCCTTTGTCGCGGCAGCCGCGTTGAAGTTAACTCCACCCGCAGCCTTTTCTGCCTGACGTTCCTTATGTCTACTTTCAACTTCTGCAAGCATAATCTGACGATTCTGATTCATTGTGCTTACATCACTAGCAGTAAGAACTTCCTCATCACCAAAATCATATGGTACTTTTGCTGTTCCTGTAATAAGGTACTCACGGCTCTTGCGATCATAAGTCTGAACTGCGGCATCACCAAAAGCTGATGGTTCAACTTTTTCTACCTTAATTGTCATGCAATTAATACGTCCCCAAACTTTTGTAAAAACAGGGTTTGAAGGTTCAATATCAAGATTTTCAAAATACTTCATACCACCTTCGTTGCGAACTGTGAATGAAACAGGAAGAAGAACAGGAATTGTTTTTCCATATCCAAAGATTGCTCCACTAACTGTTGTGAAATCATTCTCAATATTTTTATCTGGATCTGCATCAATATGAGTAACTTTTGTAATAAGCATATCGGCAGAGAAAGTATTTCTATTTGTTTCCGGACCAAGTTCATTTACGATAGAACAAAATCCACCTTCATTTCTAATTGCAGCAACGAATTTTCCATCTGCTCCAATAAAATCATTAATTGCGATAGAAACTCCAGTACACTGTACCTTAAATGCATCTTTCTTACCGCCATTAATCCAAGTTTTGTCTGGATTATCAATAATTCTTTTAAGAGCTGTATATGTATTATTTACCTGACCACTACCATATGTTGGTGTCACATATGTATAATGAATAGTTACTACATTTAAACCAGATTCATCTACAGCAATATCAAGGTCTCCTGCAATATACTTGGTTCCAGGATGCTTAGAATTTTCTCCTGTTGTTCTTTCAGAAAGCTGATTAAAATTACTACCTGTACTATAAACATATCCTTCAATTCGTTCTGTGTTATTAAATCTTGCGTTCTTTCTCATTAATTTTTCTCCTTAAATAAAAATCAACTTTACTTTTATATTATAACAAAAAATTTTTTAATTGTCAAACTGATATTTTTCTCCAGCTTCGGTCAACGAATACTGAACAGGGTCTTTACCAGTTTTCTTTACATAACCATCATTGACTAGCTTTCTCATGGTTCCTGCAATAGAACGACCGCTTGTAAAAAGTCCTTCCGCAGCTTCTTTAGATGTAAAAACATTGGACATTTTTTCTTTATTCTCTTGCATCCAAGAAAGAAGTTTAGCACCGTTTTCAGTCATTTCTTTTGCGGTTTTTATTTTATTATTTTTAAGTTCTTCAAAAAAATCAAAAGCATCTCCCCAATATTTCTTTTCACTCTCATCCCATTCATTTATATCTACCATTTCCATGAGTTCATGGACAAATTCAATAAATCTTTCTTTTTTAGCCATTTTTTATTCCTCTATAATATAATTTTCATTTTATAATTATATTATAACATTTTATTTTTTATTTTTCAATTAAAAATAAATTCATTAGCATAAGGTAATGATTTAGCCCATTTTATAAAATTAGGTTTAGATGGATCATCTTGTCCGCTCCACTAATTTAATTTATGATTCTATCGTTGGTGAACTATAGTTCTAATAACTTCATAATTTGCTGTCCATGTTCTGGTCTGAAGCCATCCCTAAGGAAGCCACCGCACAAGCTATTTCCAGTATTTCTTATCTTTTGTTTCAAGGTACTTTTGACGAAGGAATTCAAGCTGTTCAATAATAAGATCAGATAACATACCTGTTGTGTTAGTGGCGTAGTATTCTAAATCCTAATTAAAATCATCTATTTCAAAACAATCAAGAGTAATTGGTTTACTTGTTAATTTATGCATTGTTGATGTACTATTGGCGACTGTGCCAATTTTGTAGGTATCAAACTATTTCCACCAATACAAAGGTGCGGTAATATCAACAGATACAAAAACTTGACGTAAGAATTTACGATGCTCTGGACCTGCCTAAATAAGAGCCTTAGCTAATTTCATATCATTAGGTCCAATAGGATTATAAGGGCGCTATTCCCAATTACTATCACTTTTATTCCAACTATTTTTAGGATTTCTCATTCCTCTGAGAGCATGCTAAAAACCCCATGTTTCTGTGTTCTAAAATTTCATTTTTTATTAATTCCTTTCATAGTATTTAATCCATATATATTACTACTATATGTATCAATCCAAAAAGCTTCCTTTTCATTTAGTAGATTACGCGGGCATTCCTATAATAATTCAAAACTAAAATTCCATACACCATCTTTTTGCATTGAATTATATAAAACATTGGTAGCCGATGCTTCAATACCTAAACCGCATTTACAATGCTGTTTCCATCTATCACTAATATTAACGCTTTGACCAATATAACATTGTTCTGTTAATAAATTAGTAATTTTATAAATACCGCAAACTGTTTTTTTACCAAGCACTCTATCACATAATTCAGTCATTTGTTTTTGAAAATATTGAGTCCAAATGAGTTTACTTAAAACAACAGGTTTATGAAAAGAAGCTTTTAAATTTTCTAACATTTTTACGTCAGCTAGATCCGCATCATTAATAGAAAGTTTATAAAAATTAATCTTATCTTTTTTCTATTGTTCGCGGAGACGAGCTTCAACACCCGCACTTAAAGAAGCTTTTAATTTATTAAGTTCATTTTGAATCTGTTCTTTCTATTGTGCGGCAGAACATCTAATATTTTGCAGATCTTCATGAATTACCGCAATTTCTTGCTAAGTGTTATTATTTATTGTTTTAATTTTCTACTTTGCTAATTGCTATTGATTAGCAATATAATCAGCTGTTATTTGTTTTTGATTAGCAATATAATCAGCTGTTGCTTTTTCTGCTTCATTTTTAGCAGTTTGCGCTTCTTTAATAATATTCTGTATTTTTAAATTATATTCATTATATGTATTAGATAATTCTTTTATCTAATTGTTTAATTGTTGTTTTTTCTATTGCTATTTAGTAATATCAACTTTTTTTAAATCAGCTTTATGAATTAATACTATCGCAATACAAAAAATAATAATATCTATTATCGTTAATACGATCATTTTTATCTCCTAATAGAATAAAAGAGCTAGATATTTTTATATCTAGCTCTCCCAATTTTCTTAATTATCAATCCTCTGCATCTGGATCGAATTCTCTACCTTCATCAGTAAGCTGAATAAATTTAACTCCCTTATGAAGTCCAGTTTCC